GGGCGGGACGGTCGCGCAATATTTGCGCGGTGACAGGGTTTGGGCGCAACTGAATACGACGGCAGTATCGGAAGGGGTAAGCCTGTATTTTACCACGTCTCGGGCGCGGGAGTCGCTTTCGGCGGGTACCGGAATTAGCTACAACAGCTCAACGGGCGTTATTGCCTCCACCATTTCGCAGTACACCGACGCATTGGCGCGGGCCGCGATAAGTGCGGGAACGGGGCTTAGTTACAACAGCACCACGGGCGTTATGTCTTCGACTATTACGCAATATACCGACGCAATGGCAAAGGCCGCGATTTCGGTAGCGGGCGGGGTGCTTTCGTATAGTTTTGTCAGTGGTGTAATTACACTTTCGGCAAGCGCCTACGATGGACGCTATTCACAGTTGGGGCACACGCACGCGTGGAGCGAAATCACGGGCAAACCAACAACCTTTGCCCCTTCGTATCACACGCACCCCTATACCGAAGTAACGGGTATTACAGCAGGTACGGGCATTACGTACATAGGCGGGGTAATTGCTTCAACCATCACCCAGTATACCAATTCCGACGCCCGCGCCGCATTTTCGGCAGGAACGGGGATTAGTATCAGCTCAGGAGTGATTTCGTGGACGGGTTCAGCGGGTGTGGGCGGTTCGGGTACTACGAACCGTGTTCCTAAATTCACCGGCTCAACTTCACTGGGAGACTCGCTGCTATACGATACGGGTTCGGGTATTGCGATAAATGCCACAAATAACGCGGGCTATATGTTTCGCCTCAACGGGGCGATGTACGCAGACGGTGACGTTTCAGGGGTTGGAATGTACATTGCATCGGGCCGGGCCATTCGCGGGCTGGGCGATATGTACATTGACGCGGCGGCGGGAAATATGTATTTCCGAACCACGGCGGGCTACGCGTATTCTATGACACTGGCCGGGTCGATTGTGTTGATGGGAACGGTGACAATCAACGGCTCGAAAACCCTGCAAGTGACGGGCGGGATTCGGGCCACGGGACAACAACAATTTTCTAACTACACTTCAGCAAGTTCGTACTCCGGTACGGCGGCGGGGCTTTTGGGCTTTGATTCGTCGGGCAATATTCTAACTGTGGCAACTGGCTCTTTTGCAAATTTTGTCCACGATCACGATTCAAGCTACTACACCAAAGGCCAACTGAACACAAGTGGGGCGGGGGGTATTGTACACTGGGATAATATTGTCGGCGAGCCTTCTACCTATCCTCCTACCTACCACACGCACTCAATGAGCGAGGTAATAGGGTTGTATGCGGAGTTTGACAACCATTATACCAAGGCACAGCTGAACAATTCGGGCGGGAGCGCCATACACTGGAATAATATTACCAACGTCCCAAGTTTCCTGACCTCACTTCCGGACCACAACCATGACAGCCGCTACTACACAGAAACCGAGCTGAATACATCGGGCGCGGGCGGGGCGGTGCATTGGGATAACGTGACCAATAAGCCCGGCTCTTATAACCCCTCTTATCATCGTACCAACTGGACGGATATTGACGGGGCGCCAAGTTTTCTTACTTCACTACCGGACCATAATCATGATGATTTGTACTACCGGGAATATGAGGTTAATAGTCTCCTAAGCGGAAAGGCTAATAATAGCCACACCCACTGGTACACCGACATTGGCGGCGCCCCTTGGCTTACAAGCGAGTCAGACCCTTACGGCGTATCGGGTATAGGCCTAAGCATGGACAACCCAAGTACACTACGCGTAATAGTGTATTTGAGAAATGGCGGGAACTATCAGGCAACGTGCATCATTTTTACGGGTGGATAATTGGAAAATAGATGTATTGTAGTACATTTTTTTTAATTTTGGAATGCTTTAATAAACGTTTAATAAATCACTAAATAACAATCTCAATGACAAAGGAAAAAGCACAGGATATGCCTGTAACGGTAAAAGTAGGAAAAGCATACGCGGTCTATATCGACGCCCTAACGCGTCTTTTTGACATGATTGGCGGTAGTTTGGCTTTTAAATTGCGCGTTAAGCGTCTCAAAGAAGAAATGCAAGCCAAAGTGTTTGTGGAAACATCGGCGGTTCGGGATGCGTCGGAAGTTCTGAAAGTGGCAATTACCAAGCGAAATCAGGAAGCGCAGGAAAAGAAAGTGCAGCCCATCGACACGCAGGAGGTATTAGACGCCCGTAAAACGATGGACGCTGTTTGTAAGGAGGCCGACGAAAAAGAGATTTCGCTCAGTTCCCCTAAAATCCCGTTGTCGCTTCTGCCGGACGAGGCGGCGTATTTATCTCGCCAATACACTATTGAGGGAGTCAACGAGGCGGGCAACCCTAAGTACGGGCAAGGGGATTATACCACGCTGGTGGCTGCAATTTACGACGATCTAATCGACGAAAAAGCGTAAGAAAATGGCAGCAGGCAACCCAAATCGAGTGCAGGCCCAAGGCGCGGCGTTCATCGTTTCCCGCGAGGGCGATGACGCGGCGGCCAAAAAGCAGGCACTCCTACAAGAAATAGCCGAAATTGAATTGGCTGAACAGCGCGAAAAGCAGGAGCGGGAACTTCAAGAGCGCGACCGTAGGCAGAAAGAGCAAACGCTTGATATGCAAACGCTTGAAGAGTGCCGCGCTCAACTGGCAGAAGTCGAAGAGAGCCTCAAATTCGTCACCACCAAAGAGGATGTAGGCGAATTGTTACGGCAAAAACGCAAGTTGCAAAAAGGTATTTCGGAGATTGAAACCAAATACGGCTTAAATCAACCCATCAACGAAACGGCCCCCGAAGTACAACCCGTCAAACACCGGGGTTTTGTGGCGACCGCGTGGCAAATAGCCGCTCTTTTGGCCGTTTGTTGGGGCATTGTCTTGTTTTCGGGCGATTGGATTGTGAGCCGTTACCCCAATGCAGCGGTGTACAATGAAGTGTCATTTCAAAAAGTCCTGTTTGGTTTTTCGGTGTACGTTTCGGGCGTAATGGCGGTCATTGTCATACTGACTATTTTCTTTCCGGGATTGGGGAAATATTTCAACCCATTCAACCACGGAAATTTAGACTTCTTCGACGATTTTAAAACCCTAACCTCATGGCAACGAAGTTTAATCGCCTTGTTTTTATTCTTTTCCTTGTTTCTGGCCTATGCCTTCATAGTCGCGGGCAAGTTGGACTGACAGACAAAAACGCGCCCATTCGTGAGCGTGTTTGGCAAATTGCGTCGGGTGAATTGGGGATGGTCGAACCACGGGGCAAAAATGACCATCCCTGTATTATTAACTATCACGCGACAGTATCAATGTGGCTGGCCCGCTACAAGCCCGTTCAACCTTATTGCGCGTCGTTCGTTTGGTATTGCTTCACGCTGTCAGGTTACAAGCCTACCAAGGTTCCCAACCCCGCGCGGGCGCGTGACTGGTTTCGGGAGCCTTCACGCGTGGTAATGACACAGCAAACCCTAAGAGGAAACCGGCGCATGATGAAACAACCGCAGCGGGGCGACGTGGTGGGCTACGTTTTTTACGGTGGGGCAATTTCTCACGTAGAGATTTTAGACAGGATCGATCTGGACGGAGGATGGATTTGGGCAATCGGGGCGAATACTTCCAATGTTCAGGCGGCCAATTCAGTCAACCGCGAAGGGCAGGGAGTCTACTACGTGAAGCGAAAAATTAAGATGATTCACACCATCTCTAACCCGTTTGGTTCATGAAAACGCTTTCCATCGTCATGGTTTTGCTGATGCTGGGCGCGATTGTATTTCGCTACTACAAACCCAAACCAAAGAAAGAGGCGGTGATTTTTAAACCCCAAAAACTACGCATCACCAAGCCAAAACTCCAAACCAAGGAAACCGCCTACGATACCGCCTACGCGCGGTATTTGCGCGATACCGCCTTTAAGGTTGTGCTAAAAAAAAGAGATTGGACCAAGCGCGTACAATCAGCCATTGCGGAACAGGATAGATTGATACTTACCTATCATGCCGCTATTTTAAAACGTCGGCAATTGCTTAATCGACAGGCGAGCCTACTTCAAAACCCCTAACCAATGGCACTACGTCACCGACACAAACGCAGGAATCCGCACCTATACCCGATTCCTGAACCCATAGTTAAAAACAGCTTCACTCCAGTCACTTCAAAACCCCAAATCAAAATGCAAAATCAAGACTTACCCATCATGGATCGAATCAAAGCCCCGACCCCGAAACTTTTCGCCATTATCAGAAATATTGGTATCGCCTTGGCCACTGTAGCCGGGGCCGTCATGGGCTTACAAGAGCAAGGCGTACAACTCCCCGAAATCGTTACCATCATTGCGGGAAAAGTGACCGCCGTTGCGGGTATCATTGCCGCGATTGTTAGTCAGCTAACTGTTGACTATTCGGCACTTTCGACCAAGAAAGTAATGGCCAAAATAGCCGAAGCTACAAAAAAAAAGCAGGTGCCAACACTGCCATATATCAAATTCTAAAACGTGCCGCCCAAAATCAGTACGTCTGGCTTTGGGCGGCGAGCATTGCGCTGATTGGCGGCGGGATATGGAAGGATGTAGCCAACAAAACCAAAACCCAAGAAAAACAGGTAAAGACCTATGAAGCAAAAATCGACACTTCTGCAAAACAGTACGGCAAAACTTTGGGCGTTATTGATAGCCTTGACAGTGATAGTATTGCTGATTATTTCAGCCGGGAGTACAAAAGCCCAAACTCCTACGAAAAACCCAAGCCACATCACAATAACGGAAATAGAGGCAAGAAAAGCCCTTAGATACAAGGCCGACGCAGAGTTTTTCTTTCAGCAATCCACCATCAAGGATAGCATTATCAGCGTGCAGGATACCATTATCGCCAAGCAAAAGAAACGCATTTTCGGGCGTGGGATGATTATCACGGGCGAAGCATTAATCATTGTGATTTTCACCTTAAAGTCCCTGAAATAATGCGTCTGAAAGAAATTAACTATAACAGTATTGAAGCTATTCAGGCAGCCGGGCCGTATGCGGTGATACATTTCAGGAATGGAAAAACCTTTGTGGCGTCGCGGTCGCTGAAATACCTGCAAGGTGTTTGGCCACAGTTGGTACGCATCAGCCGCACTCATGCCATTAATCCCGACCAAGTTCTTTTTAAGGGCGAAAACGAGGTCGTAATGAAATCAAAAAGGTCGTACGCCGTCAAACGGCCTTGGAGAAGGCTATAAGAGTTGTAATTGAAAAATGGTTAGGTTAGGAAAATCGGAAACCGGTAGGCTGTTAGCTTATCGGTTTTTTTGTTTCCATATGATTTCCATAAAAATTTAATATTTTTTCCATATTTTACCGTGAATTATTTTGTATTTCCATATTAATTCCATATCTTTGACCCATCAACTTAGAAAAGCAAAGAAAAATATGGAAAATTCCTTAAAACCTCTCACTCCCCAAACGGTGGAAACGCTCAAAGAAGCGTTTGTCAACCCGTTTACAGACCGCCTTCGCAGTCAATCAGTTGTCTTTCTTACCAATGCCCTTGGGCAGGATTTATTTCAATTCCTTTTGGATGCCAAAGTGTTTTGGAATGCTGGCTTAGTTGCCCATAACATGATGGAAACGTCGGTTAATAATTGGCAGTACGTTCCCGCCTACTACCTGAACGAAGATAAGCTGAACGCCTTACTCTGACACTTTACCCCCGCCCGAAATCGAAAGAGAGTAGGGCTATTTATACATTCTTCTAACCAGTTACAAACCATGTTACAGACACTTGAAACCTTTAATCAGCAGCGCGAAAAGCACGAAGAATTACGCGCCCAAATTGCCGAAGCTGAATATCAATTGGATTGGCTTCAAAAACAGATGGACGCCCTTTGCGACGATAACATCACGGAAACAGATGTTTTAATTGACGCCTTAGACGTGGCGGGTATTATTGACTACGAAATTCAGCCTTGGGCATACGGGCAAAAAGCCAAGCCCTACACCATTACGCGAATCGTAAAGATTGAAGGGCTTCCGGTGCGCGTAGAATTAGACCGCGCTACGGGAATTTTGCTACTGGATGGAAAGGCGCAAACCCTAACCCCTGTACTGCCATGATAAAGCCGCACCCTACCGAGCAAGAACTCGAATATATGTTTTGGGGGTTGGTTGCCCTCATTATCATCAGCCTTACTACCGTTGTTTCAGCCGTTTGTTACTACCTGCTATGAACTACAATACTCACGACGATGGATGCGAGGAATCTACTTTTTCTCACATTCTGATTTTAGCCGGGGCCGCGCTGCTTGCGTGGCTGGGCTTATTCTGCTAATTCAATTTTTTCATTCATATCTAACCACAATTATCATGTCTAATTTAAAATCGTACCAAGAATTCGTTGTTGATCAGGAAACAGGCGAAGAATTAATCGCCAACAAGTATTTGTATATGCCGGGCCGTCCGCGTGAGTATCGTTTTAACGGACAAAACGGACAGTTCAACCTATACGGGGAACGTGTATTGATGGACGAAAAAGGGAAAACACTAACCTCTTTCTCTTTTCAGCCTGTTTCGTTTCGCATTTTTGATGCAATGCTTTTCGGGCGTACTAACATCGAATCGTGGGCTGAATTATTCTTCATTGACAAAGAGGGGTGTGTATCTGCTATCATGTTCAACAATACGACAGTCGTTGAATTGTTTCGCCTAATGGAGCCGTTGCACTATGAAAAACTATCCTTGTGCGATGTAGTTATCACGGCTCGGCCTGAGCGCGTAACAAGCAAAAATGACCCAACTAAAACATGGTTCATTTGCCGTTTTTCTTACGAAATCGGGCCGCTATCCATCACCAAAGAATTGAAGGAGTACGCCAAAGATGTGCCGATTTACCGCGCCGAAACCATTACGCCGCACTCCACCATTAAAATCATGTCGAAGCCCTTTGAGCGCGTACTTGATAACGAGGCGTATCAACTATACAATGGTATAGTTAAACCCGATGACGTGATACCGGTCGCCCAATTGGCCGCGACTAACGAGTAAATCTTTCACCCGCCCCCGGGCTTATGGTTCGGGGGCTAAACTTTCAAAACCAATGCATCATCACCAAAAAAAAAGACAGTGCAAAAACCTTGCACCTAAACAAATACAGCTTCAAACCCGAAGAGCGGTTAGACATTGCCAACCGTCGGATGAAGCTAAACGAAAGCCTATCAGGCAGACCAATGAAGTGCCATTTAAAAGCCCTGCAACGGGAAACGACACGCATTGAACGCGATACGGCAAAGCAAAAAGAGCGACGCTCTAAAAGATAATTTTCTAACGTTGAACTTGATTAGTTAAGGGAGCGGGGCTTCCTACTTCCTTACTTTTTTTGTTCGATACTAACCGATTTAAAAACATGCAAAGAGAGATAAAATTTAGGGCGTGGGATTCGGGAAACAATACAATGATGTTTGAATTTCCGGATTATGATTATTATACCCAAATGCAAAACGGAGTTCTGGAAGTAGGCACTACAATAGACGGAGATTACCGCGAACTGCCATTAATGCAATCGACAGGATTGAAGGATAAAAACGGTGTTGAGATTTGGGAGGGCGACCTTGTAAAACACCATAACGATTTTGGTTTACCGGTCGCAGAAGTGGCTTATATTATCGACCACGGTTGCTGGGCACTACTTCACGACTCCTTTAAAAGGACAGTTACACAATACAAGAGATTAACTCAAAAAACCCTAAATGAATCGGGCGGCGAAGTTGTTGGCAATATTCACCAAAACCGGAACCGATAAAACTTTAAAATTATGTCAGCACTACAAATAACCAACCAAGAATTACAAACCAGTTTCGATTTTTCAGAAGTGTTTGTAAAGGAAATGAAAACCAAAGCCGACACCCTGACTATCAGCGGCGTTGATGACAAAGACGGGTATAATGCCGTCAACGATGCCCGTAAACTCATTAAAGAAAAACGCGTAGCCGTTGAGAAAAAGCGCAACGAACTAAACGCCGACGCCCTTGCCTATCAGCGTACCGTCAATGCTGAAGCGAAGCGAATAACGTCTATGCTTGAGCCGATTGAGCAGGAATTGTCGGCCAAAACCAAAGCCATTGACAGTGAAAAAGAGCGTATCAAACTCGAAGAAAGGCGGCTAAGGCAAGAAAAGACGGCGGGGCGTATCGGTCAAATGGTGGCAATGAACATGACACAGATAGGCGGGATGTATTACGTGGGCAATCAGCGTATTTCTCACAATGAGGTCGAAACGTGGGATGATGAAATTTGGACGGATTTTGTCCACATCTGCCAACGTGAATACGACGAACAGCAAAAATTAATAGCAGAAGCCCAAGCCGCCGCCATTGCCGCCGCTCAGCGAGAGGCCGACGAAAGAGAAGCGGAGCGGAAACGATTAGAAACCATTGCCCAAGAGCAAAAAGCCGAAGCGGAGCGATTGAAGAAAATATCCGATGAGCAGGCCAAACTTTTAAAGGAAATGGCTAAGGATGTGAAGGGCGAATTGAGGGAAACAGACTTCGCTCAATGGGTTGGCTTTGATATGGCCAAAGGGCCTGACACTGCCGTTGAAGTTGAGGGGAGAATTGACGGTAATGAAATTGTAATATCCCAATCAAAAAGACCTTATGTTAATTCGCTCGTTTCAATCCTTGAACCGAATATTCCCAAAAACAGAAAGGCAATGGCGCGGGCAAACGCTACCTGTTTTCTTTGTGACAGAGGAATTTTGCAAGCAGGCGCTACCGAGTTTGTCATCAGCTTTGTAGGGAATCGCCCGCCTGTTGATTTGGTAGAATTGATGGGTGAATTTTTGTCTGAATTTTGGAGCGTACCTATTTAACCTACCTTAAAAAAACTACTAAAATGGAATTTCAAGACGCAAAAAAAGAACTTCTACAACTGGCTAAGAATGCCGGTGCTTATTGCGAACAGTATAAACTTGCTATCAAAAGCGAGACGCCCGCCGAACTGATTTCGGTTATTAAAAATGACGCCTATTGGTGTGTGACCAACAAAGCAAATCCTTCGGGCGTTGTGGGGTCGGAGTAGGCTATTTGCTTTAGGCGGTTGACTTTCCGAATATGTCGGAACATGGCAGGTGCCCCGTAAAGCGCACGAAGAAAGCCCAATAACAGTTTCAGTCTCATTTTTTTGTAGGTGTTTTTCTTCAAAGATAAACTACCAATTTTTCTGTAAAAACATTTTGGAATATAAGTGTATTTTTTTCTGTAATTTTGGAGAAAAAGCGTAATGAAAGCAGGGGTTTGTAATTGGACTTTCAAACAGGGAAACGACTGGGATATTGTCTTGGTCTTCAAAGCCCGCGACCTTAGAGCCGCCGCGACTTCAATAATCATCAAGCGGCGCGGGACTTCAGAGGTATACCTAACGAGTGCTACAAATGGGACGCTCGCTGTTAGCTATTCGAGCGGTGACAGTACACTTGTTTGGAAGATTCCCTATACACTCACGGGCGGGGCGATTGTTCAATCCAACGCCTACGAATACGACGTTGAAATCACGGAATCAGGTACGCGCTATTCGGAAATTGAGGGCACAATAACGGTTACAAAAAATGTCTGAAATTACCCAGGTTGTTAGAGAGGTTCAGGTCATTGAATCCATCGACGGGCACATCGTCACGCAGATAGAGAAGCGCGTGCAGGTGGTTGAACCTGTCAATGCAAATGTGTACCTAAACACGGGAGTGGGGGCCGAAGCGCCATATAAACAGAATTTTGTCAATACATCTGGTTTTACAGTATTGGCCACGACCCACGGGGTTGCAGAAGTAAAGGGAGTGACACTGCTTGACGACCAACAAATCGAAATGCTGTCTGATGTGACCATCAATCAGGCAAACCAAAACGTTACAGTGAATTTTGGAGTTAATCAAACGGGTACTATAATTATTTTCTAAGCAGATGAAAATTACATCAAACCTTGACCTGCAAAAAGCCGCGCAGTTGGTCAATGCGCTACTTCACAAAGCCGCTACGGCGACCATTGACGCCGCTTTGACGGTTGAGGGCCAAGTGGGCTTTGACACGACCTTGCACATGATTAAGTTTTTCGACGGCACGGGCGTACAAACACTGATGCGACTGTCGGATGTTCTGAATGATAATACATTGGGCGGCGGTTCGGCAAGTACCACAAAGCCCGGCTCACAGGCGAGCGTAAAGGCGTACGTAGATTCGGCATTGTCGGCCATAACTACCGGGCTTGACACGTACCCTACTATATTTGACGCGGCAGCGGCTTCGGTATTTCCGACACACGTTGCAGGGCGTTGGTATCGGGCAAGTACGGCGGGCACCGTTTTGGGCGTGGTCTTGGAAGTGGGAGACACGATTTACCCGACTCAAACAAGCCCATCCGCATCAAACGCGGCTCATTGGTACGTAGCACAGTCGAACGTATCCGAGGCAAGTAATACCGTCTTTGGTATCATTAAGGTTGCCACGGGATCGGAGTTCACGACCAACGACTCGGGAGCGGCGAATAAGGCATTAACGGTGTCGGTGTTGAATACGTTTTTAGCATCCAACCCGATCCCCAAAACCTACGTTGAAACAGTCAACCTTACTGCCGGCACGGTGGGTGTTACGCACAATTTAGCAAGCCAAAGCCTTCACGTAACGCTAACAGATTCGGCGGGGCCGATTTTGACCGATTGGGCGTATAACGGCAACAATGCGATTAATATCGCCTCAAATGCCGCGATTTCGAGTGTAAAAGTAGTAGTAACCCGCGTAGAATAATATGAGACTTCCCAAAGGGGCGCAGGCAGATGCGCCAATCACAGTTCCGGATGTAACGGTCGGTTCTGCTACTGTAGAGGTGGTCAACGCTAATTCGCTCAAGGCGTTTTTGTCGGGGGGGTTGGTTAACATGAATGTTGTGTATGCAACTAATTCATCTGGAAATCTTCTTGGAACATCGGAGACAACAATTCAGAGCGTCACAATTACGCCACAGCTATCAACATCCAAGATACTTGTCTTGGCTCGCGTGTACTTCCTAAAAGACGGGGGAACTACGCGAAGAAGCGTCGAGTCTCGGCTATATCGAGCACCAAATACACTACTGGGACAATATGTGTACTGTCTCAGTCATAACGTTGCCGGTTCTTTTTTTGGCCCCGGCGTTCACATGGCAATAGATGCAGCACATAACACTACCAGTCCGGTCACTTATACACTGTACGGATTGTGCGATGCGGCCAATCTTGTATATCCTATGAAGTGGGAAATGGTGGCACTTGAGTTGGTGAGTTAATTCGTAAGGTAGTTTTTAATCCTTTTCCCTCCAAGCGTCCAACATTACCTTATTTTTCCACGAGTCCACAATGTGCGTATAGATTTGGGTGGTTTTTAGTTCGGAGTGCCCCAACAGGTTAGACACTACTTGCAGGGGCACTCCTTTTTGTAGGCTGATTGTAGCAAACGTATGCCGGGCCGTATGACAGGTAACTTCCTGATATTTGGGTACCATCTGTGTAAACGGCCTACCCTGTACCATGTCACCTATTTTTTGACTCATGGGCGATGTTGGAAATATTTCTCCTTTGCCCGATTCCCACCAAATCGGGTTGATGTTGTAGTGTTCAATTATGGAATTTTCTATGCGTCCAAGGGGTTCGTACTTCCCGTTTTCGTAGTCGCTTATGGCGTCTTGGCCGATTTTTAAGGGTGCCCCGAATTCTTTTTGGGTCAATTTTAGGGTTTTTCGTACTTTTTTCAGTTTCCCTGCAAAAGTAAGGGGTTGATTGTCAAGGTTTTGGGCGGTGTGCATATTGTTTTATGGAAAAAAATATAAAATAATTGGGAAATATATAGAGTATTCCATATATTTGTATGTCAATTAAGAACAATACACGCAAATATAGGAAATTACATGAAAAGCGAAGAGAAAACAGGCCAAGAATTGATTAAACGGCGCGGTCGCGGCAAGACCCGCATTTCACGCGACCAAAGCGTTGCACTTCCGCGTATCAAACAAGCCCTTACAGATGCGGGTTTGTCGTTCGCCGATTCTTACATCTATCGGGTATTGGCGGGCACTCACTACAACTTTCACATCCTTTCGATAGCTAACCCCATTGTTGAGCAGGTGTCAAAGGAGCGGGCAAAATTAGAAGCGCAACGAAACAAACATCTTTCGGCAAATGGCAACGCTTAATTTAGTTTCCTACGAAGAGTTTACGAGTGTGGTAACGGGGTTGAGGGCTGAAATTGAGTCGCTTAAATCTCAATTACCCAAACATCCGCAGTCGTTTGTTTTGTACTCCCCGATTGAGGCCGCCGACTATTGCCGTATCAAGGTAACAAGCCTGAATCGGGCACGGAGAGCCGGCAAGCTGAAAGGCTTCAAGGTGAATGAAAAAGAGTACGCCTACTATCAGCACGACTTAGACGCCTATCTCAAACGCTATGAAAGAGCTAACTAAGGGTTCTATCATGCTCATTGCGGGGCTTCTTTTCATCGTGTCAATGCTGATGCTGGCTCCTTTTTGGATTTTCTCACTGATTTTCAACTACCTAAATGATGACGATTCTAACCATCCCTGAAAAAGTGCCAAGCAACAACGGGGCAAAGGGGTTGCTTCGGATGCACTGGAGCAAACGCGGAAAACTTCGCGATACGTGGGCATGGCTATTCAAAGCGCAAACCCTTAACCGTCATGCGGGCAAAGTGACGATTCATTTTCAGCACTACTACGCGGGGCGGCCCATCAGTGACCCCGATAATTTATACTCTACGATGAAAATACCGCTGGATTCACTCAAAAAGGCGGGCATTATTGTCGATGACAAAATTGATATTATCGGGCACCCGACCTTTGAGCAGATACCCGCAGCGGGCGGGCGTGTCCGTACCGTCATTACCATTACCGATTGCTAACTATTTTAAACAACAAATCAATTATGCGCAGTATCAAATTTACGCGGCCTTCGTCGGTCGATGAACACGTTCGTTTGGGTCAAAACTTAAATGACGAACTTGACAGTCTCTGGGACTTGGAGGAAGAAAAGAAAAAGTCCGCCAAAGATTATAGCGATAGGATTAAAGCCAAAGAGCTATATATCAGGCTTCTTCAAGGCAATTTGAAGAAGCACAAAATCACAATGGAGGTTGAATGCCGCCTTCAAAAGAACTACATGAGGGGCGAATGGGTGTTTTTTGACCCGACTACAGGAGAGGAGGTGTATAGCGAAGCGTTCAATGAAGTGGATTGGCTTTGGACGGATGACAAAGACGCCGATGAGGTGATTGATAAGCACGGGTTACCCCGCGCCCCAATCCTTCCCGCATTGGCCAAAGTGTTGCAATTAACATCGGGCGGGGACTATACCGACTACACTGAAGAATCCGAACAGGAAACGCCCGCCGAAGAAGTTGCTTAAATTACCTTACCCCATAACGCCCCGGCTCAGGTCGGGGCGATTCTTTCTTAATCGGTCAGCGATGCAGTTAAATTACATAGACATTATACGGTGGTTTTGGGACGAAGTGCCGCAAATGGAGGGCTATAAATCCGAATATACAACGCTTTTTTTTGCGCTGCTTGATTCCATCAATCGAAACAAATGGGAGCAAACGCCCATTGAGTACGACCGTATCATTTTTAAGACCAATATCGGCAAGCGGATGTATTTAAGCGGGCGGCGTTGGTTGGACGACAATAAAATCATTGCAATGGTGGAAGGTCGGGGAGACTATGCAAAAGCGCGGTTTTCAATAGGTAGTGCGGTGTTGGATGCGGTGCAAAAACGCACTGCACAGCGCACCGCAAACCGCACCGCACCTACACCGCAAGCCGCACCGCACACTGCACCCATTATAATAGATAAACCTTTAAAACCTTTAAAACCTTTAAACAATGAAGACGGAAGGAAGGAGGACGACCAACCGACGTTTGAAAAAGAAGGTTTTTTAGAAAAAGTTTTGCCTGAAAATAAGCAAACCGAAATCGTCGCAAAAGAAGGCGAAATACAATCCCCCCAAGTTCCGGCCGCCCCCCCTTACGATTGGAATACCTTACCTGATGTGTTGGCCCGTGACAGGGGATTTTTGGAGTGGGGGCAACGCGAACTTAAAATTGACCTTGATCAACTGAAAGATTTTGTTTTGGACTACATCGTATTTCAGCACGGCAGGGGTAGGTCCCTCAATCAGAACTACGAAGATTTAAAACAGCACATCATAAACTACTCACGAGGCAAACTCGAAAAGCAGACCCAAGAACCTAAAAAACAAACTCGACATGGAAATTCAACCAATATCGAAAAGCCAAATTACGAAGACGTCTTACAAATCGTTAATGAGCGTTATTTCGGCCAAACCGGCTAACGTAAGCGAGGCCATTAACGCCTATCAGCGCGGTTTGAGTGTTCGGGCGGCTATGACCAATGACGAAAACCAAATCAGCTTCTATCGCAGAGAGAATAGGCCGATGGTCGTAGGTGTGATTTCTATGCTGCTGATTGAGGCCAATCAAACCATGAACGTACAACGCACACCATCACCCATTCAAATCACGATGATAGCCGAAGAGGTTGTTGAGAATTGGTGGATATTTCGTTTGGACGAAATCGCCTACGCCCTTCGCCAAGGCGCGGCGGGAATGTACGGAACCGCCTACGGAAAGTTCGATAAGCAGACAGTTATTGAGTGGCTTAAAACCTACGATGTTGAAGAACGATTGTCGCAGGTGGAATGGGTCAATGCTCAACAAAAAAAGCAGATTGAAGAGGTTGAGCAGGATGGCGACGTATTGGCCGGCTATCAACGTTTGCGGGAAGTATTTGAGAAAACAGGGAAAGATGCGCTTTCCCTGCAAGACAAAGAACGAAGAGAGCAAAAACTCAAAGCCCAATGGAAAGACGACGGTTTCAGAAAATGGCAAGCCGAATATTTTGCCAAGAAACAACAGGAGTCCGAACAAAACGAATCGTCCGAAAACCTATAATTAACTATTCCATGAACTCCCTTAAAAAAGCCCAAATAATAGCGCAACGCCTACAAATGAGTGTGTTGCACAGGATGACGATTTACCATTTCAACTATGAACTTACCACTCTACAACAAACCCGTGACTCTGGATGATAAAATCCAAGAGTTGAAAAATGAGATCAGTTACCGTGAACGCCTGTTTCCTGAATGGTCGTCCGGGCCAAACCCCAAAAAGAAGCCCGAGGTTGCGTCCAAACAAATTGCTGTTATGAAGGCTATTTTGAAGGATTACGAGCGACAGAAGGCAAAAGAAGGGGTACAGGGGTCGATTTCGGATATATTTAACCAAACTAACAATTACTAATCATGATAAGCCAACGAGAAGTAGAAAGACAGTACAGCCAATTGATGCAGGATGTTGCAACTAATGATTATTACAAACCCGACCCGTCATCCGTCATTAACAATTACGTCTGTCCATCCTGTCAGCACATTACAAAAACAAAAAGTGTAGACGTGGGCGTCATCCCCATGATGTTCGATTGTGAGAAGTGTGGCAAACAGGCAAAAAGCACGTTTTTTAAGGATTGGCGACCGGCACAGGAACCGACTATTGAATGGTACCGGCCAACATTACAGGAGGTTTTGAAAATGCGAAACAAGCCTTGGGAATTGGAGCACATTTTAAAAGGCGGATTGAAACATCGTAAATGTTTGACCGAACCATCAAAATCTAACCCCTAAACCAATGGCAAAAGTTATCACATTCAGCCGATTTTTCCCGTCCTACCATCCAAAAAAAAGGACAGCCTACGTACTTCGTTGAAAAGATTTGGGCGCATTTGATTTTGTCGGGACGATTTACCCCCGAGGACTGCTACAACTTCTTACAGCAAGACAAGGCGACCGACTTTATTGACCGTCAAAAAATAGTCGAATTTGGCGAAAGTGACCAAGCTAAAATACACACCATTCGCGCCGGTAGCCACTGGAAGAAGGACGACGTTTTCAGTCCCCGCGTTTGGAGTGGAAAACCTTACTTTTCCCCGCAAATCATTTTTGCACCTGAGTTGATCATCACCAAAACCGAAAAACTCGGCACAACGATGTATGGCGATGAGGTACGATTTTGGAAGCCTTACGAAGGAACCGACTGGGCGCATCGACCGGATATGAAACAGACGCTTAGTCGTTCGGAAGCCGAAAGCGTTGCCCAAAACGACGGGCTTTTGGTTGATGATTTTAAGGCGTGGTTTAATTTTGCTTTACCCTACTCTAAAAAAACAGCTACTCTAATCGGGTAGCTGTTTTTTTGTTTCCTTCCAATGTTCCCTATTCAGGGCTTTCAATACTTCATCGGGGTCAATATGGGCGTATAGTGCCACTTCCCGCGCCGTCACCTTTGAGCGTGTGGGCTTTTGAAAATGCCCGCGAATTCGTGTCATGTGGTTCTTTGCCACAGCGAGGCTACAGTCAAACAGGGCGGCAAAATCTTCGGTCGTTACGACTATCTTATAGGGAATCATGTAGCTATATCTGGCAGGGTTTAGCTATTGGCTTTCCAAAATTATAGAAAATAGATGTAACATTCGTGTTTAAATAACATCAACTTTCTATGAACGCGGAGTTAATTAATATTAAAAAGTTAAGGGCTAACCCAAATAACCCGAGAGTAATACGAGACGAGAAGTTTAAAAAGCTGGTAAAGAGCGTTAAAGACTTTCCCGAAATGCTTCGGTTACGCCCGATTGTGTACGACTCCGACGGCATTATTTTGGGGGGCAATATGCGTTTTGAGGCACAAAAAGCGGCTGGCTATACTGAGGTGTGGGCAGTGTGCGCGGAAGGGCTTACGGAGGAACAAAAGCGAGAGTTTATCATTAAAGATAACGTTGGCTTTGGCGATTGGGACCATGATGTTTTAGCCAATGAGTGGGGCGCTGATTTATTGGCCGATTGGGGTTTAGATATACCGGTATTTGAGAGTTTAACCGACTATTCGGAAAAGAATAAAGAAGTTGATACGGATGGATTTGCCGACCAAATGACAATCAAACTCAATTATTCAGAGGCCGAATATAACATTGTGCGTGAGCAGTTGGGAAAAGTAGCGGCCACACCTGAAATGGCAGTTTGGAAACTTTTGGGCAATGAATAAACATCTTTTTCCCTATAAATGGTATCTCAAAGACGGTTATCCGGCAAAAGGTATCAATAAGCACGGTCTGAAAGTGTTCGGTACGTTCATTTGCGGCGGCGGTTCTACGATGGGCTATAAGTTGGCGGGATATGAGCATTTAGGCGGCGTGGAAATCGACCCGCCAATAGCAGAAGTTTACAGGTTAAACCATAGCCCGCGGCATTTGTATAACATGGACATTCGGGCTTTTAATACAAAATCTGATCTGCCAAAAGAATTGCACGAGCTTGATATTTTAGATGGCTCACCCCCTTGCAGTACGTTTTCTATGGCAGGAAGCAGGGAAAAAGCTTGGGGTAAAAAAAAGCAATTCCGAGAAGGTCAAGTCGTTCAAACGCTGGACGACTTGGTTTTTGTGTATTGCGACACTATCATAAAACTAAAGCCAAAAGTATTTATCCTTGAAAATGTAAAGGGTATCATACAGGGCAATGCAAAGGTCTATTCAAAGCGAATCGTTGAAAAAATGACGAAAGCTGGTTATAACGTGCAGGTATTTTTGCTAAATGCCGCTTCAATGGGAGTGCCGCAAAAGAGGGAACGCGTTTTCTTTGTCGGGTATCGAAAAGAGTTTGGTTTGCCTAAATTGAAATTGGAGTTTGGCGAGGATGCGATAAAAATGCACTTTCTTCGCAGTGAAAACGAAATATCTAAAAGCGGAAAACTTTACAGCGATTGGCTTAAAAGGAAAAACGGTGATAAAAACTTTGGAGATATATGTTTAAGGGAAGAAGGCGTTCAAAAAAGTTTTGGGCGTGTATTGTTATCTGAAAGCGATTACGCGCCAACAATAGTGAGCCGTAATCAATATATTTATTTTGATAAATTCGTAGAGGCGAGCACAAATGATTTTTGCCAAATAGGCACATACCCACTTGATTACAACTTTAAAGGCATTGAGCCTAAATACTTGATTGGTATGTCAGTCCCTCCTGTAATGACAGCACAAATAGCGCATCAAATCTATTTACAATGGCTTTCTAAGATTTAGTAAATACAGTCACAAAACAGTCATGCCGATAAAAGCAAGCGACAATCCAAAGCCTTTCAAAAAAGGGCAGTCTGGCAACCCCAACGGGCGGCCACGGCTGACCCTTAAAGCCGTGATTGACGACTTAAAAGCGCAGGGGTACGAGCAAGCTACACCCGCCGACGTGTCGGCTATGTATAGCTACTTGATAACGTTGCCACAGGACAAAATAACTGAATTAGCCAAGAACGATGCACAGCCGATGGCGGTACGTATATGCTGCAAAGCAATTTTGGACAAAAAAGGCTTTGATTACATTGAAAGAATGTTAGACAGGGCGCACGGTAAAGCGGCAAATAAAACCGAATTGAGCGGCAAAGACGGCGGGCCGATTCGGATAGAGTCGGGGGAAGATTTAAAGAAATTATCCGAGGATGAGCTACGAAGGATTGCGGCTTTGGGCTAAAAGCGCAAATGCGGAGCGTTCACGCAGGGAGCTTGCGAGGCGCAGGTTGGGTGATTTTGCTGTTTACACAAATGATAAATATCAAGTTCTTTGGTTTCATAAGCAAATAGCGGCCGCATTAGAGGCCGTTGAGCGGGGTGAAATTAAAAAGTTAATGGTTTTTATGCCGCCGCAGCACGGGAAGAGCCAACTCACAACACGGGCGTTCCCGAGTTGGTGTATTGGCCGAAATCCTGATTTAAGAATAGCGGTTGCAAGCTATTCGGCTACGGTAGCAAGGCGGTTTAACCGGGACGTGAAGCGTATTATTGACAGCGACGCCTACCGCGCGGCATTCCCTGATTTCATACTGCCGACTGCAAAGGACAATAGCGCCAACACGACTGATTTAATCGAAACACCAAGCGGGCGCGGGTCGCTGTATTTTGTTGGTAGGGGCGGGTCACTGACCGGTATGAGCGTCGATTTAGGAATTATTGACGACCCGCTAAAAGACCGTTCGGAAGCAATGTCCCCGGTTATTTTAGAAGGGCTTTGGAGTTGGTACACCGACGTTTTTGCGTCGCGTATACTGGACACGGGGCGGCAAGTGCTTATTCAGACCCGATGGGATCAGGACGATTTAGCGGGGCGACTACTCACGCAGGACGGATATTACTCCGAAAGCAACCCGACCGGCTGGCAGGTCATTTCCTTTCCCGCCCTTCGCACTGAGGAGCCAAGCCCCCACGACCCGCGCAAGGTGGGTGAAGCTCTTTGGCCTGAGCGCAAAGGGGTGGCGACGCTGCTGAAAATCAAGGCCAAGAACAAAGTAACGTTCAACTCCCTGTATCAGCAAGACCCCAAACCTGATGAAGAAATATTGATTTTTCACAGTTGGCAGCCGATTGATGAATTTCCTAAGAATGTCGAAACTGTCATTTATGGCGGGGATTTTGGCTTTACCAACGATCCGACCGCCATTGTAAAAGTGGGTATTGATGGGGAAAACCTATATGTCGAAGAGGTGAGCTACCAAACCGACATGACAAATACGAAAATCGCGACCCTCATCAAAGCGGGCGGCTTGCAGGATGAAATTTTTGTTTGGGATTCGTCCGAGCCTAAATCCATTGTTGAGCTTCAGTCTTTCGGCATCAACGCCATGGGCGCGGTAAAAGGCAACGGCTCAAAAAACTTGGGCATTGACCGGTTGAAAGAGTACAATGTCTTCTACGTAAAAAGCGGGGTGAGCCTCACTCGCGAAGTAAAAAACTACAAATGGTTGGTGGTGGCGGGCAAAAAGACCAACACGCCCCAAGATGGCAACGATCACTTAATGGACGCAATCAGGTACGTCATTCAAACTATAATCACCTAATGAAAATACTGGGCTATGAAATCAGCAAGGCGGCCAAGTCAGCCGCCGCCAACCCTCAAAAACAACTTGAAATCCAGTGGCTGGGCGGGGCGTGGGTGCCCTACGAAGACAAAATCGAAACCTACATCAAGGAAGGCGTATTGAAAAACCCGCATTTGTCGGCCATTATCAGCGCCATTATTGACAAGGCAATTTCAATTCCTTTCTACGCCTACAGGGTCAAAGATGTAAAGAAAGTGGCAAAATATGAATCCATGACGGGTTTCGACGCCAATGAGCAATCATTGTCTAATGCCCGCATCATCAAAATGCGGGCCTTGGAAGATTTGCCCGATACGCACGTTTTAAGCGGGCTGTTACGCCAACCCAACGACGCCCAAAGTTTTCCCGAATTCTTAGCCGATTTTGTGGGATACGACCTATTGGCAGGGGAGCAAATCCACAAGAAAGAAGGGATTTCGTTTCGCGAAAAAGGGTTGCCGCTCGAATGGTACTGCTTACCGCCCCACCTTGTCACCTTCGTTGCCGATAAGAAGTTTCAGAAAATTAAGGGCCTGAAATGGCAACCCGAAAACACGGACATTGACATTGATACCGTGACGATAGCAAAGCGGTGGAATCCTGTCATGTACGATGCCTTTTACCTTCGCGGCCTTTCTCCCATTCGGGCGATGTTGGCCACAATTCAGGCAAGTAATGAGGCGCAAATCAGCATGGCGAAAATGCTTACCAACCAGGGCCCGCCCGTGGTGGTGTATCCGGATACCGATGGGCTAATCGTGGAAACCAAGGCCAATACACTCAAAGAGCAATTTCGTAGCTACATAATGAAGGGGCGTAAGGGCGAAATTATGGTTAACAATACCAAAATCGGAATGCTCAAACTGGGAGCTTCACCCGTGGACTTAGCCATTCTTGATTCCGACGTTGCCAATCTTCAAAACCTGTGCAACGTGTATCGGGTGGATAGCTTGTTGTTTGGTCGTACCAAAGACCGCAGCGGAACGGCGGCCGAATTGGAATACGCCCGCAAACGCATGGTAGTGGATGCCGTCTTGCCCGTGCTGGTTCGTTTTCGCGGGGTGCTTAACAAGTCGCTCGAAGGTACCGGGCTTTTTGTTGATTTCGACTACTCCGGACTCCCTGAGATGCAAACCGATATGAAAGCAATGGCGGAAGCCTTGCAAAAAATGCCTTATGTCACACCCGCCGAAAAGCGGGAGTTTACGGGATGGACTAAGGACGAACGCCCCGAATACGAGGATTACTTAAACGACTACGCGGTACCAAATACCGAAACCATGTACCTAATGGCTGACAGGGTACCACAAGACCAACCTAACAACGGAACGTACTGATGAAACCCGCAGCAAGAAAAGCCTATTTCGTGTGCTATGGCCGCGTGCAAATCAAGGTGGAAAACAGCATTAATAAGCTACTTCTGGAGTGGTTACGGGACGCGGGCGCGGATGTGATAGCTACATTTGACACTGTTGATTTGGATGCCGCCTTACAGAAAGCCCAAACCGCTTTCAAGGTTGATAAGGCCAACGAGTTGTTCTTTGAGTCGTATAAAATTGCGGGTGATGCGTTCCGAGCTTTTACTTTGGAGAATGCACCCAAAGCCGCTGAAAAGCGGGAAAGTATCATCGGAACGGTGCTGAATATCAGCTTTTTTTCGCAGCGTTTCCAAAATCTGATGTCAGGATTTGCCGCGCAAATGGCAGCCGAACGCGTGGGTAAGATTTGCGATAATTTGCGCGACTTACTGAAAACCACGCTGACCAACGCCATAAGCAACAACGCAACCAAGCAGGAGGCGTCCCGCGAAGTGAAGAAGGTTTGGAAGGAGGTATCCACCGCCCGCGCTCGATTGATAGCAAGAACGGAAACGACTACGGCGTCAGGATTCGCCCAAATGGAAACGGCCAAAGAATTTACCATCCAATTGGATAAAGTTTGGATAGCCGCCCGCGACGCCCGAACCCGTGCCGACCATCGAACAGCCGATGGGCAACGAGTGAAAATGGATGAAGATTTCAGTATCGGGGGCGTGAAAATGGCGCATCCGGGCGACCCAAAAGGCGGGGCGGGGAATTGCTGCAACTGTCGATGCACAGTTGCTTTTGTACCAAGAAAAGAGTTTGGACCACTACGATAAATGAAAGAGGTAATTAAATCCATTTCGGCTACGGTCGAGGATGCCAATACAGAAAGCGGTATTCTTTCGGGGTATTTTTCCACGTTTGACCAAGAAGACAGCGACGGTGATATTGTATCGCCGGGTGCGTTTTTGAAGTCCATCAAGGAAAACGGCCCTGCCGGTACGGCTCGAATTAAGCACCTCTTAGACCATCGCAAACTGATTGGAAAACTTCTGACCCTGAAAGAAGACAAAAAGGGATTGTTTTATACATCCCAAATTACCAAGGCTGACCGGGGAAAGGATTTTCTGATTATGTGCAAAGAAGGCACGATTGACGAGCATTCGTTTTATGGGTATGCTGTCAAATGGGAGCGCAACCCGGACCATCCCGACTACGGGGTGATTTATAAAGAAATCCAGCTTCGCGAAGGTTCAACGATGGAACTTTGGGGGGCCAATCCAAACGCCAAGTTAGTCGCCGTGAAGGGCGAAAAGGACGCCTTGGCATTTCTTCAAAAAGCGTTGAAAATCGGTTCGTTGAGTGATGAAACACTTTCCGAATACGAAAATCTATACAACGAAATCCTAAAGAGCAAAACCACACAGCCGCCAAAAAGCACTGTGCCGAGTGCCGAGGGAGAGAATTTAATCAATTATCTCAAAACTTTAACTGTCTAATTATGACACTCGAAGAGGCACAGGCCGCCATTAAGACCGCCGTAGAAGGTGTGTCAAAAGGCCAAAAAGAAATTCAAGAGGCATTGGTCAAAAAGGCTGATGCTGATACCGTCACTAAGTTGGCTAACGACTTGGTGGAGGCGATTAAAAAATGTGATGCCGCTATTTCAGGGGCTGAAGCCGTTCAAAAAGAGTTCAATGGCCTGAAAAACCAAGCCCCGAAAGTTATCAAGTCGTTGGCCGACCAAGTTATGGAAGGTATCACCGAAGAGATTTGCAAAGGCTTGAAAAAAGCCAAAAAAGAGGCAAAAGAAATCGTTGTAAAGGCGGCTGGTACCATGACTACGGGCTACGCTTTGACGGGTTCGTTTGCTAACCTCATCCGCGCTTACGAAACTGAGGCGGGCGTATCAAAAGCCCCCGACCGCAAACCCTTTATCATGGATTTGATTTCGGTGGGTCAAACTTCAAGCCACACTGTTTTTTGGACTGAACGCGTACTTCGTGAAGGTGCAGCCGGACAGGTAGCGGAAGGCGGTACGTACCCCATTCAGTCGTACAAGTACGAAAAGAAATCGGCTTCGTCTAAGAAAACCGCGACCTACGCCAAAATCACTGAAGAGATGATTGAGGATGTGGATTTTGTGCAAGGCGAAGTACAGGGCGAAATCATGGAAAACATCCCCTTGATTTTGGATGCTCAGTTGTTAAGCGGTGATGGTACCGACGAAAACCACTTAGGGATTTTGGCACAGGCGACCGCATTTGCAAAACCTACGGGCTTCGATGCGTTGGCAGGGCCTAACGAGTACGACGTATTGCGGGCGGCTATCCTTCAAATTCAGGTAGAACATTTCTATCCTACGGCAATTGTGTTGCACCCCGCAAACGCGGCCAATATGGAGCTATTGAAGGATGCCGAAGGTCGCTATTTGCCGATTCCTTTTGTGACGCCCGATGGTCGTATTCGCGGCGTACAGGTGGTTGAAAATACGGGGATGACAATTGGCGACTTCCTTTTGGGTGACTTCAAGAAAGCCAAATTGTACGTGAATCGTGAGTTGACTATCCGCTTTTGGGACCAAGTTGACGACGATCCAATCAAAGACCAAATGACCGTTACGGGTTCTTTGCGCGGAATCTTCCGCATTAAAACCCCTGACAAAAAGGCGTTTGTAAAGGGCACGTTCTCAACTGCCAAAACAGCGATTACCGCACCGTAATTTTCACTTGGGTTAGTGGCATTGGTCGCTAACCCATTACTTCAATAAGATGGACGGAAGATACGGAAGAGAAAAGACCTTCACCCCGGATGCCGAGCAACCTACGGGCATTGACTGGCTGGGACAACTCAAAGGGCTTCTCGAAATGCGCTTCGAGGACAAGGTAACGGACACGACGCTGATGTTGTGTATTGATGCCGCAATCGAACACGTAGAAGAGACAACCGGGCGGGCGATTCGGGTCGGCACAATGGCTGTAACGTATGAGGCATGGGTGGGGAGATTTCCTTTTCCTTTTCTTCCTTTCAAAGAACTAACGTCTGTAGAAGATTTGGACGGTGATGAACTGGACTACACTCAAAAAGGTGGCACTTTGGATGTTAAAGCTGCTGATGGGTGCAGAATTGTCTACACTTCAGGTTACGGGAATTCATGCCCCAAACCCCTGCAAATGGCAGTATTGAAAACCGCCTTAACGATGTACGAGATTCGTTCCAATATCGCAATTGGCACAGTTTCAAGCGTGTTACCCCAATCGGCTGATTCTTTGATGGAGCTTTTTGTAATAACCCAAGATTCGTGAGAAACTTCGTAGAAATCAAGTTTGTACGGGTCGCCAAAGTTTCGGACGGGGCGGCGGGCTTTACGTTGGGTGACGAAGAAACGCTTTACGAAACCCGCGCCATTGTCAAGCAAACCGCAACGAGTCGAACGGCTGATGCTCTGGCCTCCGAGGTGAATTACGGGGTTAAGTTCGATTTGTTTTTACCTCCTTCGTTGGCTATCGGTACGGATGTGTTTGTCTACGTCGGCCGCATTCGTCACGACATTGTTGGGGTTACGCAGTCAGACTACCCGCCCATAAAGCACACCATCACCACTGTACGCCGTGACCAATAAGTTTGAAATACTGGGGCTAAATCCGGTGTTGGGTAAGTTTGACCAAATCGAACGCCAACTAAAACGCGATGCGGGCGAAGCGGTGCAGGAAACTGTATTAGAAGTTGCCTATAACGCTATACGTGACGCGCCAAAGGATTTGGGTACGCTGCAACAAAGTATCAACTCCGAGTATAGTTCGGCCAATTTGGAAGGCACTGTCAATGTTAATGCCCCTCATGGCCCGTACATCGAATTTGGTACCGGTGGACTGGTAGAAGTGCCGCAGGGCTTTGAAGAAATGGCGAACGGTTTTCGGGGGGCGGGCGTACGTCGGGTGAATCTTCCCGCGCGTCCGTTTCTCATCCCCGCCGCCCGTAACGGAATGAAGAATTTAGAAGCTAAACTTTTACGCCTCATCCAATGAGGTTTTAACTTTTCATAATCATGTCACAAAAACCAACAGTTGGACGTATCGTCCACTTTTACCCGGGCACCAGCCCCGAAAATGCGCTTCCTAATAACATGGAGTTTGCGCCCGCTCTCGTTACGCAGGTATTTGGCGGGGATATGGCCAATATGACCATTTTCGTAGCCCACTACGGGCATGGCGCTGTAAGACAGGGGTTTAGCATTCATCACAAAGACTCCGTACAGGATGAAAGCGCCCCGCACTGGGTTTGGCCTCCACGCGACTAATTAACCCTTTACACACTATCCCATGAAAGACCCTACGCTCGCTGTTCGGATGGCTTATTATCAACTCATCAAAACCGCTCTTCCAACTGTTCAGGTATTTGATTCTATTGTCACCAACGACGCGCCCAAACAGCGCATTATTTTGGGTTCACAAACCTACGATGACAATTCAGGCACTAAAGATGGATTTGGGGGTACAGTAACGATCGACATTGATATTGTTCATCGTCAACCCATCGGCGGGGGCGGGGGAAAATGGAGCGACGAAACGGCTAATGCCATCATGCAAGCCGTAAGCCCTTCAAAGGGCGTTTGCGCTTTGGCGGTCACGGGCTGGAATATCATAACAGCGGCGGCACAGGTGGTGCCCTTTGCGCCCTTGGAACAACCCACTTCCGGGGATTACATCCACCGCAAGATTATTCGATTTACGCATCAAATTTTTGAATCTTAAAAATCTAAAATACCATGGCAACAGTAGGCGCATTTAACGCGACCAAGTTCCGCTTTCTGATTGGTTCCGACACTTTTGTCAATGAAAAAGGGTGTACGCTACGGATTGAGGGCGACAAAATCCCAACCACTTCCAAGGATAGCGAAGGATGGGACGAATTCATTGGAGGTCTGAAACGGTGGTCCGGCTCAGGTACGGCTATTTTCTGCTTTACGCCGGGTACGGGCAAAACGGGGGCCACAACCATGATCGAGGAATTCCTAACGGGCGACCGACTGGCAACGGCCAAGTTTACCACGGGCGTTACGGGCGAAAAGGAAATTACGGGAACAATCTTCATGGACTCCATCGAAATCAAGGCAGAGATGGAAACGGCAATGGAAGTTTCTTTCTCATTCACAGGTTCGGGTAAGCCCATTTTAGCAACCATCTAATATGAGCAAGGCAACAGGATTAACGAGTATTAGAGTAGGGGGGCGGAATGTCTCCCTACGTTTTTGTTTGTGGGCATTGCGCCAAGCGTGCCGCAATTTGGGTATTACGATTGAAGAGTTTTTTGACAAACTCGAAGAATCGGAAACGGGCAAGATTTCCATTTTTGAAATGATGGATTTCTACGCTGAAACCATGAAGGAGGCGGCTAACCATGAGTTAGAACCGGGCGTCATTCCCTATACCACTAAGTGTGCTTATGGGTGGATAGATGAAATGGGTGTTACTTCCGACGCTTTCAAAGGGGTGGTAACGGTATTGATGGAATCCATCACCTATCAAATGACGGGCATGACCCCCGAAGAAGCCAAGAAACAGGCCGACGCCAAAAAGTTGGCTGAGGCCAATGAAGGCACTAAAAAAAAGCCTACGGTTGGGAAGAAATAGAGTTTGACGGGATTGGGGTGTTAAAACTCAATCCCGCTGAATTTTGGAACCTCACGCTTCGGGACTTCGCTATCAAACTCAATGCTCACAGTCAGGAGCGCGAAGCGTGGGAGCGGGTAGTTAGGCTGCAAACTTACCATCTGTTATTCCCTAACGTAAAAGCGGAATTTCAGGAAAGTTTCTCCCCGATGGATGTTTGGGTACTACCTTCGGAATTCAAGGAAGCGGAAAAGAAGCGTTTGGAAAAAGAACGCAGAGCGAACGAGTTATTTGCACGGTCATTAGGATTCACTGGATAAAATGGAAGCGGGAAAATTGCACGTAAAGATTGGGGTTGATGTTTCCGAGCTAAAATCGGGGCTTGCCGCCGCCAAAATCGGGCTGTCTCAATTCGGTTCGGAAGTTAAGGCAATCGGGGCGCAAGTTGTAGCCACAACAAAAGCGGCCCTGAACACCGTTGGCGAGTTCGCGAAAAACATGGCCTCAAAGGTTGCCACAACCGTAAAGGCGATGTTGTCCGAATTAAAAAGCGGTATGCAAAAGTGGGGTTCTGATATGCAGTCAACGGGTTCAACGCTCACGACGGCAGTATCGGCACCTTTGGCCTTGGCGGGTGGCTGGGCTATTAAGTTAGCGGGAAATCTGGAAGCAACGGCCCTATCCTTTAAGGTATTGACCAAGGATGCGGCGGCGGCTCTTTCCATTCAAAAGCAGCTCAACGACTATGCCGACAAATCGCCCTTTGAGTCGGACGACGTAACGCTGGCAGGGAAACGAATGGTAGCCTATAAGTTTGCCATTCGTGACGTAATGCCGTATTTGAAAGATGCGGGCGATTTGGCGGCGGCCTTTGCTGACCAAGGCGTTAAAGTTGCCGACATTGCAGGTGTATTCGGTCGCCTAAAATCGGGTGATTTTGGCGAAGCGTTTGCCCGACTTCGGGACTTTGGTATTGACCGTAAGCAACTCGAGGGAGAGGGGTTGAAATTCGACAAATCGGGCTCATATCAAGGCAGCGTACAGGACGCTTTGAGTGCCGTACGTAAAATAATTCAAACCAATTACGGCGGCATGGCCGATGCCTTGGGAACAACGCTCCCGGGTATGTTGGCGACGGCTTCCGACTCTATCAGCCGTTTTGCAACGGAAATCGGCGCCGAAATTGTTAAGGCGTTTGATGTAAAGGGGCTGCTTGCCGACTTTGCTTCGTTTCTCAATGAGACAAAAGCGGCCTTTATGGCGTTGAGTCCCGAGGCAAAAAAGGCGGCTTTGGCTGTGGCGGGACTGGCAATTGCCTTACCTCCTTTGATGGCCGCTTTGGGCGCTTTGGTAACAACCATTTTACCTGCCATTGCGGCGGGATTTGCCGCTATTGCAAGCCCGATTACGGCGGTAGGGCTGGCCGTAGGTGGATTGATATTTTATTGGGATACGTTCAACGCCATTGTGGATAAGACCATTGCCCGGCTGTATCAGCTAAAGGGGGCTTTGCTTACGGCAATGGGGCTGGGTGATTGGGCGGCGGATGCCTTTCAAAAAGGGGCTTCATGGTGGCAAGCGGGAAAATCGCGCGACGCTGCTATTGCCGAGCCGCAAAAACGGGCACGGGAAGAAGCTGAAAAACAAGCCTCTCTTGCGCGCGTTGCCGCCCGACGCGCAACGCGATTTGGACAGGGCGAAGGTCTGGCTACCAACTACGGAAGCAAATCAAATGCCGACTTGGCGGGTATGGAGTCGGCAGCGAAAAAGGCAACAAAAGCACTAATCGAACTGTCCGACGCCCGCATCAAAGCGGGATTGGACGCCATTAAATACCGCGACACGGGCGGGCATTCGATAGCAAACGTGGTTTCGACTGTCGGAATGATGGCACCGAAGCGCGATTTTAAAATCGACAAAGCTGGCGCGTTGCCCGACATGTCGAACGCTATCAACTTGGATGCTCTCAACGAGCAATTCAGGGAAGGTGCGGCGGCTCTGAAAGAATCCATCAAACAGGCGGGTATTGCCGAAGCACTTGAAGACATGAACGGCCAAATACAAAGCGTTTTGCAACAGGGGGCCGTCGATATATTTTCGGGTTTCGGTGAAATGTTAGGGTCTATGGCGATAGGTGCGCAAGGAGCGGAAAGTATCGGAACAATGCTTCTCAGTACCTTTGGCGGCATTGTCATGCAACTTGGCAAAATGGCTATCGGTATCGGGGTTGGAATGCTCGGAATCAAGGCCGCCTTGCAATCACTTAATCCCGTGGTGGCTATTGGGGCGGGTGTGGCATTGGTGGCAATGGGTGCTATGTTCAAAGCGGCCACTTCCAACATGAGTGGAAAAATTGGCGGCGGCGGGGGTAAGATTCCCAAGTTTGCGGGTGGTTACGGTGGGGCATACAAACCCACTATGATGATGTTCGGCGACCATCCTAACGCATCATCCAATAACCCCGAATACGTATTGACCCAAGATCAGGTTAAATCCATGTTAAACCGGGCGGCTGATAATGCGGGCAGCGGTGGCAATGGTGGCTTTATTGCCGAAACGAGGCTCAAAGGTTCTGATATACTTTTGGCCGTTCGTAGGGCCGAGAATAATTCGATAAACTAAAAGATGCGGTGCATTGTGCAGTGCGCTGTGCAGTGCATTTTTGCACCGCAAACAGCACCGCACCTGCACCGCATACTGCACCGCACACTGCACCTATTTAATATATAAACATTTAAAACCTTATAAACCTTTAAACCTTTAAGACGGAAGGAAGGGAAGCGGCCAACCGACGTTTGAAAAAGAGTGTTTTTTAGAAAAAGTTTTTCCCGAAAATCAAGTGGTTAAAATCGTCGCAAAAGAAAAAGAAATACAATCTCCCCCGGTTCCGGTCGCCCCCCTCTTAGTTGGGGCTTTTTTATGCCCGTTTGCTAACTTTATTTGACATGAGTTTGCGGTTTTGGTATCCTTGCAGAAAAAAAAAACGTCTAACCATGAAAACGCTTTTAATCTTTCTGCTTTCTATTGCCATTTTCGGGTGCATGGCACCGCCCACTGATTCACTCAATGCCACAATGACCAAGCCCATTCAATCAGGCAAGCTACTGTATGAGGATAGCGAGGTTGGGGTTGTTTTTAAAATCACCTATAACGGGGTAAATTTTATCCTGAAAAATAAATCCTCCCGCCCGATTCGTCTGATATGGGACGATGTTTCGTTTGTTAAAAATGGCGAAACAAAAAAATCCATGCACAAAGGCGTTAAATACATTGATGCCAAAAAAACACAGGTGCCGACCATGATACCGCCCGACGCCATTTTAGATGAATTGATTTTTCCTTCCGAAAACGCCCGCTACGTTTCGGGGCAATATGGCGGCTGGGTATCCATGCCCATCTTTACTCGATACGAAAACGGCGGCATGATAGGGGTGTTATTGCCGATTGAAGTAGGCGAGGCAGTGCGGGATTATTACTTCACATTCGATGTAAATTTAGGAAGAGTTAAGTCGCGCCCGTCCGACAGTGAGGGCTACTGATATTTTCAATAAGTAATTTTTGGGTACGCTTTAGCTACCCGTGGCTATTGTCTTTTAGGGACTTGCGCCGACGCCTTTTTCTTTGGGGAAAACGCGCACGCAATGACTACCAAGTACTTTACTGAATTTTCTAACGCGGCCATGCCTGAATCGGGTTTGGCCGCTGAAGTATACAAAATCTCCTTCCTTTTCAACGGCTCCCATACGCCCATCGAACTAAAGGCGGGCGGTACTCCCTTAAAAATCGGGTATGCCAACAACGGTGACGATATTTTTGATACCATTCGTACCAAGAAAGCCACGATTCAATTAATCGCTACAGACGGTATTGATTTGGATGCTTTCTATCTTCAATCGGATCGTGAATGCAAGGTGATTATTGAAAAGTGGACTGGCAGCGGCTACGGGGAGAAAATATTCAAGGGCTGGCTTACGGCTTTCGATGCCCGTGAGCCGTTCCTTTGCCGACCTTACACTTTTGAATTGACTGCCCATTGCGGGCTTTCTTCGCTCAAAGACTTCAATTTTTCGGCTACGGGCTTAGTTTCCTTCAATTCTGCCATTAAGCAGTGTCTTGCCGCCACGGGCTTAGGGCTTATCTATACGGTTGGAGTAGATACGCGGATTTCGGGCGATACGGGCGACCCGACACAACTCTACGGTTTCGAGGCCGAAGCCATGAACGGCAAGACGTGTGCAGATGTGCTGACTCACATTCTGGACTCTTTCGTTGCGGATGTGGAACAATCGAAAGGTGATTGGGTAATACGTGGACTGTCTGAACAGGCAGAAGACGGCATTGCGGTCTATGATTACATGAGCGACGGCGACCCCTTGGGCGGCTATAATGTCGGTTACACGGTCAATAGCGGGCGCAACAGTACGCGACGCGAAGTAACAGCGGGTGAGGTGCAAAAAGAGCCGGCCATATCTTACGTACAGATTGATTATGACTTGGGGCGACTTCGGGATTTGCTTAAAAATGGCTCGTTTACCGCCCAAAGTTTTATCGGGGATTATAGTTATGATAATTGGGATAGATACAACGGTATCCAAGGCGTTAAGCAAACGCCATCGGGGGTGAAAATCTTGGGTCGTACTGAATACTGGTTTATCAATGAGGACGGGTCGCGGGTGCCGGGCGTGGGTGGCACGGGAATACTTTTGCCGAAATACTTAGGGCTTGACCCTATGTTTATTGATACAAAATACTACGAAAGTCAGGCCATAACGATCAGTTCGGCACAAAAGACGGTAATTAAAGGGCGTTTTCAGCCTAAATACGTTGATTATGCACGCTTAGAGGTCTTTATTTATGACTCTGCCAATCCCAACACATCCAAACTTTGGCTAACCAAAGATGGCGAATGGAAGGAAACGCGGGATTTTGTGTTGCTCGATTACAGCAAACAGGTAGTGAGGGTGTACGGAGACGACCCCGCCCCGCTGGTTTGGTATCCCTTTGAAATCACGAGCGGGGATATACCGACCAAGCGCACGGCTTCGACCTCCACCGCTTCTGGAAATAAGCCCTACACAGTAGTAAGATACAATGCTCTGAAAGTTCGGGTATTTCGGGGCGTGTTCAATAATACCGTACCGGTTTCGACCGCCGCCGAAGATTCGTTTTGCATCTACGACAATTTGGCAGTTAATTTCCAATCCAAAAACAGCGACAATCTGGCCCTTAAATATGGGTTTAAAAATGCGCTGTATGTTCGCAAAAACCCAATCAAGCTATCTATTCCTTTTGGTGGCTATTCGGTAGCCACGACGGGCGGGGCGGGGCGTATTCGGGATGCGTCTCTAAACAACTACGCTTCAGTCATTCGCAGAATGGATGGAGGGGATATTATAGATGCCTGGACAAAAGCGGGAAACGGGGTTTTGTCGGATTTTATCAGGCTCAATGGAATTTCCCGCCTTCGACTGGGGCACAAATTCGGCTACAGTTGGGAAGGTGATATTGTCGGAGAGTTTGCCGATTCTTTGCAGCACTTCAATTTCGAGGCCCAAAACGGGGTAAAATACAAGCCCACGGCCTACGAGTACGACTTCAAAACGCGCACAGCAAGTGTGACGCTGAAACAACTGCTACGCGGGTCGTTTTCGTATGCGGAAACCTTAGACGAGGGCGAGGCGTCAGCGTCGGGAGCGGTCGCCAATACCATCACCAACGGGAGCGGAAATGCCAAACTTACCGACCCGGACGCATTCACCGACCGGGGGTTGATTGATGAGCCCGTTGATTTTGATGTGGTGGTATTGAATGGAGAATACCGTATTGAGGTCGAAAACTGGGACGACTTTGAACACGCGCCCATTTTCGGCGGTTCAGTAGGGCGTTTGCGGGTGTTTGAATCCGAGGGGTTTATTTTGCAATATTATTACCCCGAATTCGGGGGAATTATGTGGCGCGAATACTCCATCGACGAGGCTACGGGTGATCCGTTATGGCTACCCGAAGGCGGTTGGCACATTGGGGCAGAGGGAACCATGAGGGCCGAATCGGCAGAAGATGACCCCGAACCCAAATACGTGACCGTCGTGGATTTCTACAATCGCGGTCATGCGTCGGGAATGTCACTTCGGGTGCCGACTGAATTTGCGTTTGAAAAACAAAACTTAGATGCGTTCATCGACCGCACCGGACCAACTGACCCGACCGAAGTAACGAGCGCCACGACCAATTTCAATACGTTTGTTAGTGACGGCGGGGATTATCTGATTAGTCTGGATGATTGGGACGATGCCGTCAATGCACCGACCGCTTTAGCCGTGGGCGGGCGATTAACGACGGTGAAAGATGACGGGAAAGTCATTCAGAAGTACCAGCAGGGCGGGGCGGTACTCACGCGCACAAGGCAAAAAAAGAACCCCGACAATTCCTATACGTGGACAGCGTGGGTAGTGGATGCAGAGGCAGTAATTGAAACGTTCATTAACGATTTCAATGAGATGGTCGAAATGGGAGCCTACCACATTGCGACCGCCGACATCCCGAGCAACGCCCCCGACGGCGCGGCCACGGGTGGGATGCTTCACGTATTCATCACCGATGGTGAGTTAATGCAGCGGTATTACATTGACGGGGAAATCTATTTCCGTTCGCGTTTGGGTGGCACATGGGGTGATTGGAACGAAGGGGCGGCGGGTTTGATGTTCGATGCTGAAACCCCATCCGATACCGTGGAAGTAACGACCGAATACGTTGACGGAATCGCTTTGGCTGAAACGGTCCCTGTATACACAAAAGACTACATTGACGATTTAACCACGACCGACATTCCCGAACCGGCGTCGGATATTATCAACAAATATTTCACCAATGCGCGGGCGCGGGCGGCGCTTTCGGGTGGTACGGGTATTTCTTACAACCCAACTACGGGGGAAATTGCGTGGACGGGGACTGCAACATCTATTTTAGCCGAAGCCCCCATTTACTACAACTCTACAACCGGCGCACTGTATTGGGGCGGCACTACGGCAGACGTGCCCGAAGATAGTTCGTATCTATACTACACCAACGCCCGCGCCCGCGCTGCACTGAGCGCCGGGACGGGCATTAGCTATAACAGCACTACGGGTGTTATATCCTCAACTATCACGCAATATACCAACGCTTTAGCACGGGCGGCGATTGATGTAGCGGGTGGGGTATTGTCGTATAATTCTACAACGGGCGTAATTACATTGGCAAGC